ACAATGATTACCCAAGATCATATGAACGTTATAATCTACTAATCGTTTGAAATAATTAGTGTCAACACGATTAAAGGTATTATAATCCATTGACTTTCGATTATCAAAAGTGTCACCTAGATCAATAATAGTATCGATACCTTCCTTTTCAAGAGTTGGAAAGAATACATTGTCATAAAATTTCTGGAAGTAATTCCAAAAGGGCAAAGAACCCTTCCGTCCATCAAGATGCTGATCCGTTATTAGTGCTATCTTCATCTTTAATAAACTCTCCTTTTTCGTAATCAAATCTAGGATGTGGGGCAGATGGCACCCAAGGGTTTTTTGATGTATTGTGTATCACAATAAACTTATCAGCAGCAAATGTACCTGCAATACTGACTCGAATTTCATCATCATCTTTCCAATTAAATGAACCATCTTTTTTAGTATGGTTCATTGCTTCTTGGATCTGGTCAATAACTTCTTGTGTTAGTTTCATTGAGGAATATGATCTTTAAACTTATCATGATTACCGTCGCCTGGCATTTTACCATATGCAACATATTCAATAGCTTGTAGAGAACCTTCCAGTCTAGTCAGGTCTCTTTCAATTCTAATGTATTCCTCATACGCTTCTTGTAAGAGTTCTTTTTTCTCAGTTAACTGATTAGTTCTCTTTGTGAAACGCTCAATCAGTTGTTCATAGTTTTCAGTTTGTTTCATAATTTTCCTCCAACTGTTCCGTCATACGGGTCTGATGTGCGACAGTTCGCCCAATTTGTAGCGACTCCTTCGAGATGAAATGGTGTTCCTTGAGTGACAGCTTCCCTCGTAAGTCCTGTGATGAGTTCCTTACCGTCTTTACTAAAGCTAGTCCACGTTCCAAAGCGTTTCTTCTCGACACGGAATTCTCCATAGGGCGTTTCATGCCATTCGTAGGTTTCATAATCTCCACTCATGTTTTTCTTGTGTTTTATTAAGGATAATCACTCGGTTACCATCATGTGTGAACACAAGTTCATCATCATGGTCCCAACAAAGTTCTTCATACAAAGAGTTTAATCTCCTCATATCTTCCCACAGGGCATTCGGGTCAGTCATCAACGATTCATTTTAGTTTCAATATTTTCTTTGATGCTGCCCATATCAGAATAGGAAGCATTCATACCAGACATACTACCATCATATGTGTCTGTGTGCATAACCTCATCATATCCTGACCTCTCTAGGATCTTGCCTTTGATCTCTAGCTGCTTCTTTTCTTTTTGGATCCTACGCAAGAATGCGTAGTAAATGATCTGAGTGAAATAAGCAAATGGGTTCTTAGATTTTTCTGGGTCGAAGTTGTCAATATACTGGAGGCAATTTTCAATGCCGTCACAGATCATGTCCTCACGGAACATATAGTTGACAAAGTTTGGTTTATAAGATAGGTGTGTTGCGATCTTTAGAAAGCAAGAACCAATATAATTGGTGACTCGTGGGCGTGGGTTGCCTGCTTCTTTAGCGGCATGAACTTTCTGCCGATAGTCAGTGATCGCAGCAAGGAACTCTTTATTGTTGACGTAGTATTCAGTCTTTTTTCGGGTCATTACTGCATATGCCATGGTTTGTTACCATTATCATGTACTTAGAATAGCACAATGAAATGGATTTGTAAAGGGGCTTGACAGAACCTCATAAACTGAGTACAATTAACCTTGTAGAGGTTCAGAAACAGGTACTAGCTTTTATTAAAGATATCTTCTAGAGATTTCTTCATTTGATTTACTGAACCTAAGTAACCAGATTCGCGAGGTAATTTTCCTGCTCTTCCAGTTAGACTCTTTCCATTCTCTAACCTTTGTAAGGTTTTTTCATAGAACTCTAGAATCTGTCCATCGATTTCAGTCATCGTCATAATATGATCACGTTTAATAATATACATGTTATCAAACGAGGCGCTGATCCATTCACTAAAAGAAAAACCAGATACTTCTAATTGACCTTTCCTTTGTTTTGCAGCTAGAACTTGGAGCGGGTTTTCTAATAGTACTTTGTCTTCATCCTCTAAGTAACAGACTTTAGATACTATCTCCTCTCCAGTTGTTAATTTTATTGTTGCATAAAATTCTTCATCCATATTAACTTGCTCTAAGGTTTACTTTTATTACCTCATACTTAAAATTTTCATCATTATAAATGTTGACTCTTTCATTCAAGTGCCGAAGCGTATAATTCTGACCGCCGATGTCATCAGCGATATCGTATAAAGTTGCAATATCTTTACCTTCACCTTTCCTAAGTACACGACCAATTGATTGGAGGTTACGAATGCGTGACTTGCTTGGAGAAGCAAATATAATATTGTGTAATCGTTTAATATTAATTCCTGTAGAAAAAGTTCCGTAAGAAGCAATAATAACAGCGTTATTTTCCGTCTCGGTAATTTGACGAACAGCTTCTCTATCTTCTACATCAGTACCACCATGAACAAAAAATAGTTTTCGTTCGGGGTCTATGGTATTATTTATCAACTCATAAAGTGGTTCCCCATGCTTTTCAATGTAGTTAAATAGTACTAGGGTATTGCCTTCAATATCTTTAACTAGGTTTTTAATAATATTATTTCTTCCACGATGCTCTACCAAGTAATCAATCTCATCATGATATGATTCAAAGTGTTGCGGAGCATGTTTACAAAGTAAGATTTTGATCCTAAATTTAGAAAGATAACCAGATTTGATTAGATCATCTGTTTTAGTTACACGCTCACAATCACCAAACAATCCTTCTAGTACCCACTTGTGTGTTTTGCTACCATCAAGTGTTCCAGTAAAACCAAAACGGTACTTGGCATTGTGTAACTTAGTCATGATTCCTGTGAGGGACTTCGACTTAAATAGGTGTGCTTCATCACCGATAACACAATCAATATCATCAAAGTATCTTTTTGGGAACTTGTAGATTGATTGCCAGGTTGAAATAATAATTGGTTTGTCAGTATTTTTATCTTTGCCTGAATATATCTTATGCACATGATCGTCAGCATTCCACCCGTAATCGTTAAAGTCATTGACCATTTGTTCTACGAGGGACGTAGTAGGGACGATGATCAACGTCTTCTTGTTGGTAGCAGTATAGTATCTGACGAGGGCATAGATCATAAGAGACTTCCCAGATCCCGTAGGAGAAAGAAGTAACTTTCGATTATTTTTTATAGCTTCGTAGACTGCACGATATTGATAGTCACGAGGTTTAATATCGCCATGGACAATTCTATCCATGAATGTCTTTACACCAGCAGGAGAAACAAAACCGTTTGGGTCTTCTACATCTCCATACCAATCATTCTTTTCATACTCAATATGGTATTGTCTTTCGTATGCCCATGTCTCTAAATGTTTTCTTAAACCATGATACAATTCACCTGTACCTGGTGAATACAAACGAATAGTTCCATCCCAGTATTTGTATCTGGGATTCTTTTTTAAGAACTTAGCTTCAGGAACTTCAAAGGTAAAGTAATCAGACAATTCTTGATGAACATGTGGTTCCTTAGAATTAATCGTAATGTAAACTTCGTTCTTCTTCTTAATAGAAAGGGTGGTCATCATTGTCCGTTAACAAATTTCTCCCACTCAATGGCACTCTTGACCTGAAACCCTCTATTAGAAATTTGACGCATGACTTGATCCAACCAGTACAACATCTGATCTAGATACTTGATTTTTGCCTCAAGGTTGATGATCTCATCATCACTCTCAAGGTATGTTTTCATTTTCTCGGAAGTCTTAATGCTTGATCCAAATGGTTTAGCGGCGTAGATTTTGGCGTCTGCCTCTCCAGAGTAATACTCGCGCTTTTCCCTAACCAATTTACGGATCTCAAATTCAAGTGAAGCTTTGATCTGTGAGATGTCAGTGTAATGGTTTAAGTATTTATTGTGTTGGAAAGGGATGTTTAAAGCGAGTTGTCCCAGATCTGTGCTATACTGTTTGTTCTTGAATTGAAAGTCAACTGCAGAATCTTCCGCCCAGTCTTCTCTCAATTTTTCAAATTTATTACGAAGAGATTCAAAATTCATAAAGATTTCATTTGTTTATCACGAAGGAAGAACTGCTGGTGTTTAAATGTCACCTCTGCAGTAATATATTCCACATCAGTTATTGTAGCATCAAATTGTAGGTTACTCAAAGATACAGGAAATATATCCCGAAACTCTACAACAAATGCTGGATTGTATTGCGAAGTAGCAATATGTAATTGTGCGTTGGTGTAAATGTCTAACTCATTTGTTGTACGTTGCATCTGATCTGCATTGCCATTATCTCTCATCCATTTATGAATAGAGTTATAATTGACTAGATCTTCGTCAACAATAAAACGCACAGTAAAATCCCCAAACGTTACTCCACCGCCAGGAATGACAGGCACGTTTCTAAAACGAGTCGGTACTTCCGTGGTTGGCATTTGTACGTCAGGAACATTTGCTGATTGGCAAAAGAAATCTACCCCTGCAAATTTTTCTAATTTGAGGAGATAACCAATAGGGTTTAAGAAGTTCCTATTCCTAGGTTGTTCTTTATACCATTCAGCAGACATATCAACTTCCCAAGCTATAAGTATTTATTAGCGTTGAAATACTCTTTGAATAGGAACTTGTTTTAATTTGTCAATAACATCGGATTCAACTCTACTAACAACTTTATCCAACAAGTCCACATCTATGTGCATGAACGGTGGGATGATACCAAGCAAACGAAGTAAACCATCCACAAATAATGCAAGAGTTGTAAATCCTAAGATCATACTGATAACAGTAGCATCCCGATTATGCTTTGCCATTGAAGCTTCATCTATTTTTCTAGCTTCACTAACTGCTCTTTCTACTGCTTCTTCAATTAATATATCAATTTCTTCTTTTGTGTAGTTAGTCTGGTTTGTCTTCATTGTTCCAAAAGTCTTCCCAGTCTTTGTCTGAGTTTGTAGCATCTGTAATATTTTTATTATCTAAATCACCAGTCATCTAGTTCCTCCTCTTCGTCCCATACTTCATATGGTCCGTGTTGCATACGTTTTAACCTTTCAGTTTCTGATTTAAATGATGATGCTTCTGATAACCAGACAGCAAATTTCATTACAATAAAAATTACTGCTAGTGGTGACAAACAAAACAATAATACTAATGATTGGTTCATTGCGAATATTCGTTTAGTATATCTAGCACAGTATTCAAAGTGTCATGAGCACCATCGTGCCATTGCCCTGTTCTCTTGTCGTGTACTCCATCGTATAAATCTGTTTTTAATTTATACACCTTTGCAAGCATATCAGTTTTATGTAAGCTACCACGGGGCATAGTAATTCAGAGATACTGCTTCTATTTAAGCACAAAAAAAGGGACCCCGTAGGGTCCCTGTGTTGATTTCGTAACCGTATCAGGTGAGGTTCGCAACGCGAACACGTCTGTAATACTGGTTGCGGTTGTGTGTAAGTGCCTCGGCATCAGGTGTGCCGTT